GTGAAAAGCTGTCAGTTAGCACGTATTTATCAAGTATAGTATACGTGCTAACCTGCCGCGCCAGCCTCCGGCTGGCTTGGCGACGGGCTGGACGTCCCTGAGGGTACCTCAGGTACTTCCAGACCCGTAATAAGCTCTCCTGAGCCAAATGCGGCCAAAAAAGAGCCCAAATCCTGATACTTCTCACGAACCGCCTGAGGGGCGGTCTCATACCAAATCTGAAACACCGACCTCGACTGCATCTGCGCAGTCAGATCGTCATCAAAATTGTGTTCGCCAAACTTTACAGGGCGAACCATATAACCATGCTGACGCAAAATGTGATTTACATCACACTCATCCTTAAACTCCTGCCGCGTCATATCCTCTGTCTCATCAAAAACAATACCTACTTCCAAAGACTTCGCGGCAATACTCTGAACTTCATCAAAAGAAAATGCCATTATCGAAACATCCTCAGAATGGGAAGAACCATATTCAACATCTTAGACACATTACCCTTATCCGTCTGCATCTGCTCCAAAAACTTTCTATCAAAATCCTGAATAGCAGCGCTCGTGCGCGCTGCATTAGCCTGCGCCGCCAACGCAGAATTACTCGCCCGAATACTCTCGGGCGTCAACGACGTCGCTTCAAATTGCGACGCAATACTCTTCGCCAAGGGCGAAGATAAATCAACGCTCTGCCCTGACGCAATCGCGTTCCAAACTCTCTGCTCCATACTACGCTTCTGCGCATCAAAACCAGCAACATCAGCTTCCGCTTTCGCTTTAATACCTTGCTGTGTTGCAATATCCAACTGCTTACGCACCAAATCGAGCTGCGATCTATTCATCGCAGCCTGCTGCGCCGAAGAAACAGCTCCGCTTAACTCATTACCGATCTGCGCCTGTACGCCACCCGGCGACGAAGCGCTATGGCTATACGCAAGCGCTGGATTAAAACCCGCCGCCTCAAAATCAGCCTTCGAACGCTGAACCGCCGTTGAGCTCATCCGCTCAGCAAAAGCCTCAGCGCGCCGCGCCTCGGCTCGCATCGCTTGGTTCTGCTGCCGCCGCCCTAAAACATCTAGGGCGGCGGGAGCAAGTTTACCAACCGCTTTTCCTATAGTAGATAGAATAGCGGGCAACGGCATTAGAAACGCCCAAGCGTCACAGGCGTACCAAACATCGGAAGCGGACGCACGGCTTCACGCTGAATAAGAATATCCGCGAGATACTCAATATTCTGCTCAGCTGCACTACCACCAGCCGCAAGAACACGAGCCATCGGTGGATTATCCTCAATAAACGTCTGCCCAAGAACCGGCGTGCTCGAAAAATTCTGACCAAGATGCCACGCCGACAGCGTTGAACCAACATTCGTACGAAACCTACCAGTAATCTCCGAATACCGAGTCCGATACTCATGCCACCGCTCTTGATAACCAAATACCGCATCATCACTCGCCGGATTACCATTCGCATAAATCTCCTTACGGAGAATAGACTGCTCCCCAAGTCCGGCCAACGAAGGCCAATAAAAATCATACCGCGTATTACGAGAAAAAGTACGCGGCACACCCTGTCCGTACGACAGTTCACTACGCACGGACATCAAACCAATCACATACCCATGCTCCGTAGACGCATATGACGCCATATGCTTACCAACACTCGTCGCAGCCGCTCCGAGAACACCAACAGTACCAGCACCGCCGGTAGTCTGCGCAACCGGCGTAATATTGAGCGATGAGGAACCACCGCCAATATACTCAGGACGCTGCTGACGAGCATCTGGAGAAATAACACCAAAATGACTACGAACAATTTCAGTATACCGAGTGCCCCCACGAGCATCTCGCTCCAACAACTGCTGCACCAAAAACGCCTGACGAAATGAATTCACAGATGCTTCGGCATATACCTGCGGGTATCCCGCAGCCGTTGCTCGCATCTGAAAAGACGTCACCAACGAATTATACGCATTAGAATAACTGGTATTATTCGGCTGACTATAAGTATCAATTGCCGCCGCTACAGCACCTGTGCCGTAATTAAGATCAGCAGCAGCAATACCAAGCCCACTGACGGCCGACTGAATCGACGGCGCAGTGAACTTCTGGGGCCACGGTAAAGCACTCGTAAAATAATCCTGACTCTTCGCCCGACGGCGAACAGGATAATTACCAAAAGCTCCAACAGAAGCATCACCCACATTCGTATACGCAGAATTAATCAAATTCTCGTCACGAAACCACTCATTATAAATAAGATTATACGCTCTAAACGGAAGCGCATTCACCGCTATCGCAGCAGTCAGACCCGAAATCGGAATACCAAAATAATCTGCGAGGCAACCAACGCCATCGTTGCCGACACTCACCACAGGAACAGTAAAATTGATGGACGAATCAGGATCAGCCTGCTCACCCATAAACTTCTTCCAATTAGACCAAACCAACCGATTAGGAACAAAAAAGAAATGCGTATCAATCCGCTGATTATCCATCATCGGAAAATACGGCGTCGCCATACGCACATACGCCGTGCAATCATACTTCAAATGATCGCCGGGCAAAACTTCATCGACCAAAAACGGAATAAGCAATCCTGCATTAAACGTCGTTTTACGAGTAAACGACCCAAGAAACTTCGAACGCGGCACATCAGGCCGCTGAATCATCGCGCTATCTTGCTGACTCGCAAGCTTACGCGCCGGAAGCTGATACCCAGCCATTAGCCAATCGCCTCATCAAGTTTGGCAGCCTCAGAAGCATCCTTCGCCTGCTTCCACTGCGTTCCAGTAAAAATCACCGACGGACAACCGTCAGTAGAAATCTGTCCATTATCATCAACGACACCAAGAGCCATAAGCTCATAATCATCAGGATGGTTCGCCGGATAACTCTTGCCATCCGACAACACATCATGAAAAAAACGAATAGCAGCAGCATCGGCCTTAAACAGCCAGACCTGCTGCCCAATGCTCTCGGCTACTTTGTCCCGAATCGCATACACAATCATCCGTACGTCCTCCTCGCAGATTGAAGTGACAACCGCGCTTTGGCAATCGCCTCAGACGCGTCCAACTCGTCCCGAGTAACCACCTTACGATGACTCCACTTCTCAAACTGCACCTGCTCAACCAACTGAGGATCAGCTTCCTTCTTAAACGCCTCGTGCAAATACCTCGGCACAGGAAACTTCGTACCATCCATCACCGCGTACCGCGACCAACTCATAAAATGCTTTCGCGCCTCCCCGCCTATACCAGGGCGGCGGGACATCAACAAAAACGGCGCTTCTCTACCATACAACTCACCCGTTCGTTCGTCAAGTACCTCTCGAAATTCACCATGCCACCCCTCTTTCTTCGCACAATATCCCGCCACATACTTGATGGCGGAAGGGGTTAGCGCATGTACTCCAACATGCCCAAACGACCAAGCCTTACGGATCGAGGATTCTGCACCATCGATGCCGTACAAAATCGCGTGGTAGTGAGGTCTCCCACCACGCTCGCCATACTCTCCGCAAGCAAAAAATCGGATTTTCTCAGACGACAAACGCGCTCGTAAACGCTTAATGTAGCCGGAGAGATGATCTCGCCTAATGGACCGATACGCGGGCAAATTCTCATCCGAGTACGTGAGGGTTGTCCAGCACGCTTTCGCATGATTCGCCAACTCCAAACGATTACGGATAGCCCACGATCGACTGCGGTCCATACGGCAACCCAAACAGCCACCACACGGCATATCCATCGCTTCGCGATCATCAGACTCAGGCCTCCTAAGGCTTACTTTCCCGTCATGTCGCCACATCCGAAACGGATGGTGGCATGCCACGACTACAGCCTCCAACCACCGCGCAACGGATTGCGCAGGTTAAGGCCCATTGTCTTACTAGCGCGGCCCTTAAAACGACGGGCCGACTTCCCTTTCTGCATACCCATGCGACGCATTGCTGCCTCCGTGTGTGTGAAAAGCTGTCAGTTAGCACGTATTTATCAAGTATAGTATACGTGCTAACCTGCCGCGCCAGCCTGTGGCTGGCTTGCCTCCGGGCTGACAGGCTCGGAGGGTACCTCCGACCCTGCCATGCCCGTTTTAAACGCTCCTGAGCCAAATGCGCCCAAAAACGACCCCAAATCGGGGTACGCTTCACGAATATCGGCTGGTGCCGAATCGTACCACATCTGAAAAACCGACCTAGACTGCATCTGAACAGTCAGGTCGTCATCGAAATTATGCTCCCCGTACTGCACGGGTCGCACCATATAACCATGCTGACGCAAAATGTGATTTACATCACACTCCTCCTGAAACTCCTGCCGCGTCATATCCTCACTATTACCAATAACTATTCCCAACTCAATAGACTTCGCGGCAATCTCCATCATCTGCTTAAGATCAAAAGCCATTATTTAAACATCCTCAAAATAGGGATAACCATCTTCAACATCTTATCCAAATTACCCTTATCAGTCTGCATTTGCTCCAAAAACTTTCTATCAAACTCCTGAACCGCAGCGCTCGTCTTCGCCGCATTCGCCTGAGCAGCCAACGCCGAATTACTCGACCGAATAGACTCAGGAGCCAGCGACGTCGCCTCAAACTGCGACGCAATCGACTTAGCCAACGGCGAACCCAAATCAACCGACTGACCCGTCGCAATCGCGTTCCAAACGCGCTGCTCCAAACTGCGCTTCTGCGCATCAAAACCTGCCACCTCAGCTTCGGCTTTCGCCTTAATACCCTGCTGAGTAGCAATATCCATCTGCTTACGCACAAGATCCAACTGCGCGCGATTCATCGCGGCAGCCTGAGCGGACGAAACAGCGCCGCCCAACTCCCCCCCAATCTGCGCCTGTACCCCCCCGGGGGAACTGGCGCTATCACCAAACGCTAAAGCAGGATTAAAACCCGCCGCTTCTAAATCTGCCTTCCGACGCTGCACCTGCGTATTACTCATACGCTCCGCAAACGCCTCAGCCCTTCGTGCTTCCGCACGCTGCGCTTGGTTCTGCTGCCGCCGCCCTAAAATATCTAGGGCGGCGGGAGCAAGCTTACCAACCGCTTTCCCAATCGTACCGAGAATAGCGGGAAACGGCATTAAAACCGCCCAAGCGTAACCGGCGTACCAAACATCGGCAACGGACGGACCGCCTCACGCTGAATAAGAATATCACCAAGATACTCAATCTGCTGCTCAGCAGCAGTAGCACCCGCCGCAAGCACTCTCGCCATCGGCGGATTATCCTGAATAAAATCCTTAGACAACGTGGCAATACCAGCCACGTTCTGAGAAAGATGCCACGCCGACAACGTCGCCGGTGCATCAACACGGAACCGACCAGTCACATCAGAATATCGAGTACGATATTCATGCCAACGTTCCTGGTATCCAAACACCGCATTATCACTACCAGGATTACCCGTCGCATAAAGCTCCTTCCGAAGAATCGCCTGCTCACCAAGTCCCGCTAGCGAAGGCCAATAAAAATCATACCGCGTCTGACGACTAAACGTCCGCGGAATACCCTGACCATACGACAACTCCGAACGAACAGAAATCAAACCAATAATATACCCATGCTCCGTACTGGCGTACGACGCATGATGCTTACCAACGGCTGTCGCCGCCGCACCAAGAATACCAATGGTACCAGCTCCGCCAGTCGTCTGAGCAACTGGCGTAATATTCAACGCTGACGATCCACCGCCAATATACTCCGGCCTCTGCTGCCGAGCATCTGGCGACACCACACCAAAATGCGACCGAACAATTTCAGTATACCGAGTGCCCCCGCGAGCATCCCGCTCCAGCAATTGCTGCACCAAAAACGCTTGACGGAACGAGTTAACACTCGCCTCTGCATACACCTGCGGATACCCCGCAGCCGTCGCGCGCATCCAATATGGCACCGTCGTACCATCATACGCGTTCGCATAACTCGTATTACTCGGCTGCGAAAACGTATCAATAACCGCGGCGATCGGACCCGTACCAACATTTAGATCCGCCGCCGCTATGCCAAGTCCACTCACCGCCGACTGAATGGACGGCGCTGTAAACTTCTGGGGCCACGGTAAAGCACTCGTAAAATAATCCTGAGACTTGCCTCTACGAAACGGCAGACCTGACTCTCCATACTGGTTCCACGATGTAGGCGCATCGCCAGTAAAATTCGTCGCAGAATTAATCAAATTCTCATCACGAAACCACTCGTTATAAATGAGATTGTATGCCCTAAAAGGCAACGAGTTAACACTCGTAACCGCAATCAAACTCGTGGACGGCAAACCAAAATAATCAACAATGGTGCCTTGTCCAGCGTTTCCAAACGCAACCGTCGGAATAGTCAAATCAATAGATTCCGCAGGCGTTGCCTGCTCACCCATAAACCGACGCCAATTCGACCAAACCAGCCGATTAGGAACAAAGAAAAAATGCGTATCTATCCGCTGATTATCCATCAACGGAAAATACGGCGTAGCCATACGCACATAAGCCGTGCAATCATACTTTAGATGATCGCCGGGCAAAACTTCATCTACAAGAAACGGAATAAGCAAACCAGCATTAAAAGTCGTCTTACGAGTAAACGACCCTAGAAACTTCGAACGCGGCACATCAGGCCGCTGAATCATTGCGCTATCTTGCTGACTCGCAAGTTTACGCGCCGGAAGCTGATAACCAGCCATTAGCCAATCGCCTCATCGAGTTTAGCGGCCTCAGCCGCGTCCTTAGCCTGTTTCCACTGCGTTCCACTAAAAATTACAGCCGGACATCCTTCCGTACTGATAACCCCATCATCCGAAAGAAAACCAAGAACAACAAGCTCATAATCATCAGGATGATTCGCGGGATAACTTTTAGCATCGCTAAGCACATCGTGAAAAAAACGAATAGCAGCAGCGTCGGCCTTAAAAAGCCACACCTGCTGCCCAATGCTCTCCGCAACCTTATCGCGAATCCCGTAAACACTCATCATCCGTACTTCCTCCTAGCAGATTGAAGTGACAGCCGCGCCTTGGCAACCGCCTCGGACGCGTCCAACTCGTCCCGCGTTAACGCCTTACGATGCTTCCAACGCTCAAACTGCACTTCCTCTACCAACATGGGATCCGCATCCTTCTTAAACGCCTCATGCAAATATCGAGGCACCGGATACTTAGTCCCATCCATCACCGCAAAACGCGACCAACTCTGAAAATATTTACGCGCCTCACCGCCAATACCTGGACGCCTAGACATCAACAAAAACGGCGCTTCTCTACCATACACCTCGCCAGTCTCGGTGTCAATAGTCTCTTGAAACTCACCGTGCCAACCTTCTTTCTTCGAACAATAACCTGCCACGTACTTAATAGCCGCTGGTGTCAACGCATGAACTCCAACATGCCCAAACGACCAGCTCTTACGAATCGAGGACTCTGCACCGTCGATTCCGTACAATATCGCGTGGTAGTGAGGTCTCCCACCACGCTCGCCATACTCTCCGCAAGCAAAA